GAAGCTCCAAGATCTCTACACCAACGAAAAGATCAATCCTTACTGTGAGTTCGCCACCGAAGTCATGCGACGAAGGATCACCAAAGCAGACGAGCTCATCTACAAAACATTCAAACAGGTGACCCATGCGAGTAACTACGGAATGGCATGGAAGAAGCTCATCATCGTTCTACGTCTGGCGGGTATCAATATTGAAGACCTCGATATTCGTGGGCTTTGGGGTGGCAAGAAGAAGGCAGAATTTCTCATTGAGTCATACCACGCAACTTATCCCGAGATCCGGTCGGTCTGGCATAAAAGGATACGTGGAGTGGTACGACCTACTCGATGTATTCACGATGCCTTTGGGCGGAGGCGCTTGTTTCTGGATCGCATGGATGAGGACCTCTTCCGAAAGGCTTTTGCGCAGCGACCGCAATCATCTATAGTAACCGTGGCGAACATCGGCGTACGTCGCCTCGTTGCACAGGGCCACCGGGTCGTTGCTCAAGTACACGACTCTATAGTCTGCGAAGTCCCCGAAGAGGACGAGCACGCGAGCTTGGTGGCCCTCAACGAGGCGATGACCACGCCAGTTACAAGCTGGGGCGGCACGTTTACTATCCCAGTGGAGCTAAAGAGGGGGCATTCATGGGGAGATCTCGAGGAGGTATACCTTGACAGATGACAGCCGGAGAGGACCGGAGGGCGGTGCCGGTGCGAGCGCCGGTGAGGGCTCTGTAGGGAAAGAGGGCCAAGCGTCGCAAACTCCCACGCCACTCCCATGGAATTTTCGTTGCCTAGAAGGACACTGGCACACGATCATGCATATTAGTGAGCTCCTACGGGAGGATACTCCGCACTGCTTGCTACGTCGAATCGCGCTGGAGTGGGCAGAATTGGAGAGGAGCTGATGGACAATGAGTCATTCCTCGACATGTACCTGCGGTACACCGAGAAGCAAGAGTCGCCCGCGGAGTTCCATCTTTGGGTTGGCATCACGATGGTGGCCGCCGCAATGGGGCGCAAGTGTTACATCGAGCGGGGCTACTACAGGTTGTATCCAAACCTCTTCACCATACTCGTCGCTGGCTCAGCCCGATGTCGTAAGTCTACCGCTATCAACATCGGAGTCAACCTGCTTAAGGGAGTCCCGACGACTCGGGTCATATCAGGCAAGATTACTCCTGAGAAATTCATTAGCGAGATTGGCCCAGCGCAGGGCAGCACTGCTACACCCAACGTGCTGGTGCACAGCGGAGAGCTCTCAGTGTTCCTCACTAAGCAACAGTACGGAGAGCCGCTAATTCACATTCTCACAGATATGTATGACTGCCCCGACTCCTGGAGCTACAAGACCAAGAACCGTGGAGAGATAACCCTCAATGAGCTATTTCTATGCATTATTGCTGCTACTACTCCTGATGGGGTTTCTCGCGGAATTCCTCCGTCGGCGCTAGAGGATGGGTTTGCCTCTCGCGTGCTGTTCGTTTACAAGGGCGACACCCAGCGCAGGAATGCCATGCCATCGCTTACGGCGGAAGAGCACGAGATGAAGCTCGAGCTGATAAACAAGCTCGCCGCGGTTGGTCAGCTGGCTGGAGAGTTCACGCTAGAAGAGCGCTACGCGAGGCCATGGTACGTAGATTGGTACGGCAACATGAAGCCACCCGCGGACAAGCGGATGGAGGGCATGTGGGGCCGCAAGCACGACCATCTGCTACGAGTAGCGATGGTACTGACCGGGGCAGCAGGGAGCACAGTAATCGAACAGCACCATCTCGAGGCTAGCCTGCTGGCCCTCGAAGAGGTCGAGGATAACACACATCACGCGCTCAACGAGATCGGCGGAGACAATAACACGCAGTTCCTTACCCGTGCAGCAACAACGGTACAGCGCCGCGTTCGTATTGGTCACTCGGAGCTGCTGAGGAGTGTCTATCCATGCCGCGCCGACGTCTTCAAGAACATCGTAGAGACGCTCATCGAGAGCGGGTTCATGGATCGTGATGTCCACAAGCCCGATATCTATGTGTGGTCCGGGCGACCATACTAAAGTCCCCATGTGGGCGGCACGAGCCCTCTCATAAAGAGCCACGGCCATCCCACGTGGGGACTTGTCGTTCCGTTTCAATTCGTTTAAGGAACAGGCGGCTTCTTAAGACCTCCGCCACCCTGTGTGTGCCCGCTGGTTATCATCTCCACACCCTGCAGTGCAGGCTCCGCAAGCGCCCGCTTAACCTCGGGCCAGAGAGTGCTGACGTTCTCTTGGCTAAGCACCTTCGTTAAGCCCGCCGTGAGGTACGGCGCCGCGTCCGTCATGGTGCCCACGTACTGATGATGGAGCATCGCGCTCGTTAGTTCCGCGCCACCCTTCGTCACGAGAAGCTTCGCAGCGAGCCAAGGCGTAAAGATCGAGCCAGCCTCGATGCCAGCCTCGAGTGGGGTTTGCTTGAAGTATTTGCTCAGCACGGTTGCCAGGCCCGCCCAGCTTAGCGGTCCACCGCCGTACTTCAGGAACTTATCGAGCGCACCCTCCGTGCCAGCTTTGCTCATCATGTTCCGGGCCTTAGCAAACTCGAGGCGCGACACCTCGGCGGGTCGCACGGAGTCAACGAATTGCTCCAGGCTAGGTGTTAGGTCCCCAAACAACCGCTGCTGGCCCTGCGTGCCAAGCTTGTCCCACGCGCCATAGATCGCGCTGGGATCAATCAGGCCCTTCAGGCGGCCCTCCTTGCCCGTCGCGCTATCCAGCACACCCGTCCACCACGCCTTCCGAAGCTCGTCGATATCGCCCGAGCCAAGGTCCTTGATGGTTTGTGCCCACTTGGCTGGATCTTTTGCGAGCTTTTGGGCCAGGTCGCCTTCCTTGAAGACACGCTCCACCGCTCGCAGCGAGGCGTCCTTGTTCGCGGGCGTAGCGCCGTGCCTCGAGAGGGCTTCCTTCAGGGACGTAATCTCATCGTCCATGCCCAGGTCGCCAAGCGACCGCAGGTCGGCAGGATCGTTCGCAGCATTGACAAGGGCCTTCGCGCTGTCCCTCAAACTACGGGATATCTTCGTCGCCGCTGTCCCATAGTCGCTCGCTGCTTCCTCAGGAAACTGGTCAAGGAGTTGGTTCCCATACTGAATGATTCTAGCGCCCTGGTCCTTCGCCGCAGTCTTGAAGACGCCCGCCGCGCCAGGCGCATTGGAGAGCCAGTCGAGCCAAGCGTTCGAGATGTTATCCTTGGCGCCCTCCAACACACTCAGCGGGATTCTACTCTTCACCGCCTCGTAAGCCGCGGAGCCAATATCCTTCAGCTTCCCGCCGACGTACCTAATCGGTGGCCCCGCCATCTCGCCCACCGCTTGAGCCGTAAGACCCTCGCCTGCCGCCTCTTTCGTCCGCTCGACCAGCCCGCCCGGTCCGGTGAGGTCCGCGTCGCCTTGCACGTTGTGTAGTATGTACTTGTCCGCGGCGGCCTTTAGCGCTTCGGTCCCACCAGCCCCCACATAAGCCCCACCGAGGCCACCGAGCACGGCACCCGTCGCTATCCCTAGCGGCCCCGCCGGCTCCCCAATCTCGGCACCCAACGTCATGCCCCTTGCACCAAGCTCCAGCATGCCAACCGCGCTGGGAATCTGCCGCATGATTCGCGTCTTGATTCCGTAGCCCGGCACATACTCCTTGATGATCTTATCTTGCTGGTCCTTATCCCAGTCCTTGAAGCCAGGCACCGCGTGGCCTAACACCTCACGCTTCGCCTCAGGCTCGAGGTTAAGGAACTCGTCGCTCTGAAGGAGCTTATCAACGTCGACTGCCATCAGTCGGTTCCCTCGTTAAGCGTCGCGTTCTTGTTGATGTGCTTCTGGTAGAAATCGAACGCTTGCTTGTTCGTGAACGTCGCGGGCGGCGCAGCCTTTTGTGCCTCTGATGTCTGAGCGGGCCCCCTCTGCAGCGGCGTCGGCCCCGGGCTCGGTGTTGGCCTAAACGATCCAGTCCCACCAATGTCAAGGCCCGCACGCTTCCTCGCAGCTTCCTGCAGACGGCTCAGCCGGAACGCCCTGACACCAAGCTCCTTGGTATAGTCTGCGTTGAGATCGCCCGTATCCCCATGATATGCCGGATTCTCGCCCAACGCTTGGAACACTTCTTGGGGCATGATGACGGGAATCGAGATGGTCTTGCTCGGGTCCTTTGGGTCCGGTATGTCGTCGGGAGTCTTATACCCGAAGGACTTCATGTACCCCATCTGCATCGCCAGCTTCTCTTCCACGAGGTCCGCAAAGCGATAGAGCGACGATCGCAGGACCTCAGGTGGATCTTCCATCGGGTTCGGGAAGCCCTTCCGTGCAAGGTCTGCCTCGTTCGGGTTCCACCGCTTGCCCGTGTAGTGAAAGATGTTCTGCAAGACGACTTGATCTAGCTCCTTCTTCCAGTTGGTCACCTCGGGGTCCTGGAGGCCCACCTTGTTGAGCCATTCCGCAGCCGTCCGGGCTCCCCATCCCGCAGGGAGGTAGCCATACTTATCGTAGATCGACGGGATCTGATCCGCCAGGTCCCTCATGTGTGTAGCTTGGAGCATCCCATCCGTGATATCGTTCACATCCTTTGAGGTCGGGATCTTCAGATTCGCGTTCGCCTTGCCCGATGCCTTCGCTGCATTGATGTGCGCCAGCGCATCGTAGAACGCATGGGGATCGTTGCTGGTCGCATCAAGGATCCCGTTGAGGAAGCGCTTCATGGGATCAGGCATGCCCTTGTACAACTCGTTCTTCGCATTCTGCGCAAGCATGTCCTTCTGCTCTTGCGGCAGATTCGGGTCCGCGTGATCGAGGTCCCATAGAGCTTGGCCAACCTTATCGTAGGGCCTATCCGCACTATGCAACTGTTGGCCCAGCTGAGCCGACACGGTGCCATCCTTCGTCAGCTGAAGGCCCCTTATCTTGTCTCGATCGGGCAGCCACTCGCCCGCCGGGCCCCGCGGGACGCGCATGTTGGTATCACCGTAGTAGATCTGTGTCGCGCGTTCCACCCGATCGGCGTCGTCCTTCCCGAACTGCTCGCCCTGGCCGGCCCGCGCGTAGTACCCGTTCAGGAGCCGGCGGGCGTCACCGACGATGGCCTCGTTCTTCTTGTTGTCGAGCCACCACTTCTTTGCTTCCGTGTCCTGGCGGTCGCGATCGGCGTCCACTTTCTCCTTATCCGTCTGGGCCTTCCGCCATAGCACCTCGGCATTCGAGTTGTTCTGCGCGGCTTGCGTGCGGATCCAATTCTGCGTGGATTCGTCCTTCGCCTTCCACTCGTTGTAATCTGCCTCTTGCTGGCGGAGCCCAAATGTTTGGTTAAACTCGTCCATCTTGCGAGCGTGCTCTTGCTGCTCCATCTTGAGGCGCTCGCGATCGCGGGCCTCGCCAGCCGCTGCTTGGCGCTCCCGCAGATCAAGCTCGGCTTGGCGATCTATCTCCCTCGAGACTTGATCGTCATTGCCCTCGCGCATCCGATTAAACATGGCCATATACATGGCCCGCTGCGGTGCCCCAAGATCAATAACTTCTGCCATTAGTGCGCGTAGCTCCCTTGGCCTGGCTGATTGCTAGCCCACTGCATGCCCTGCTGCATGAACGGCGGGACCTGGCTCTGCCGTAGGTAATCTTGGTACATGCGCGCCATGCCCGCCTCGCGGGCTCCGTACTCGCCCTGCGCGAGGCCCGCCTCTTGGCCCATAATTTGGCCCGCGCCCTGGTTGTACACTTGCTGTGCGCCCTGGCGTAGCTGCTCGAGTTGACTCTGGTACTGGGCGGCTTGGCTCGCGAGGTCAGTCGACGTTCGTTGTCGCAGGTTGGCCTGTTGATTTAGATTCGCACTGGAGTACAGCGAGCCCCTCGAGCCAAGCGTCTCCCCAATCTGCGATGACTGTTGGTTTGCAGCTTGGTTCGTCGCTGCGACGTACTTGCTAAACATGTCCTGGAATGCCGGGGCCATGCTCTGCTTGCCGTACTGATCGAGCTGACCAGCATAGCCGGTAATCATGTTCCCATATGTTTGCTCAGCGGGGCCCCCGCCAACGTAGTAGGGTTGAATCGCCGCGTTCGTGCTGGCGCTCGCTGTCTGTAATGGCTGCGAGCCTCCAGCGCCAAATTGCTGTCCAACTGGCTGCGATGCTTGGCCTGGCATTATCGCTGCTCCTGCTGCATGGTGTCGCCCCGCGGGCCAGGCAACGCCCCACCCAACTCTTGGGACTGGCGGCCAAGGACCCGTTGCTGTCTGTCTTGCAAACGACCTAGCCGATTCTGTTGCTGCTGCGTTGGCGTATCGCCAGCACGGCCCTGGAGCGCAGCGATACGATTCGCGATCATGTTCGCCCGTTGGTTCGTCTGGAGAATCTTAGATGCCCATGGGCCAGGCTCCTGGCCTGCCATCCTCGACTGGCGCGCACGCTCCTGAGCCATGAAGAAGTTCTGCTCGGGCGTGAGTGTCATCCCGGGCGGAGGCGCACCACCTGGCCCAGGCTGCTGGCTTGCTTGAGCTTGGGTCGGACTCACGTACGGGACCGGCTCCCCGTGCGGCCCGGTGAACCCAAACGTACTAGCCTCCTGGGGCGTCATCCCAGGCTGCGTGATGGGCATCTGGGCCTTCGACATGTCGCCCCCAGACTCGATCACGCTCTGGAAGGTCGGCGGCTGGACGCCCTGGTTAGTCATCATTAGGCGCGCGTAGTAGTCACGCATGGCCTTCGAGAGCGGATCTTGGGGCAACTTCGAGATGGTTGGGTTCTTGCCTGGTCCCGTGGGCGTCTGGCTCGCTTGGTACGCTTGGGTCCCAACCGTGGCTGCGGTGCCCACACCTGCGATCACTGCTGCGGTTATGGCCGCCATAGCATCCCCCTAGTCGAAGAAGCTAAGCAGAATGAGTCGTGCATCACTTGTATCCTCCCCATAACCGATGCGAGGCATCGCTGCGTGCATTAGGTCGCTTCGCATGACGAGGGCTCGGTTCGGCGCTCCCGGCACCTCCCCAATGATTCGCCAAGCCTCTTCGTTGTCGTGGTCTTCCTTCCACGCCTGCAATTCAGCCTCGTTGCTCGGATGCATGCGCATCCCCGTGCGGCGGTGCTCGAGCAGCACGGTCGACGACGGCCCCGGGTTGATGTAGCAGAAGAATGCATACCGGCTAACCTCCGCGTCCGTGTGAGCCCACTGGGGCGGCTCGCTCCCGCGGGGCGATAGCCGGAAGGCACTCTGCCGTTCGATGGGCTTGAAGCCCAGGAGCCACATCATGCTCTGCTCGATACGCTCCTTGACGACGTCGGGAACCGGGAGTCCAATATTCGGGTAGACCACGTGATCAAGCGGGCTTTCCTCTGGGCGGTATTCCAGCTGGCGGGCATACGCTTGCACAAGCTCGAACTCGTACTCGGGGAAGAACTCGTCGATCACGTAGATGTACGGCGTCATAGAGCCTTCACGTAGTGCGTCTCAAAAATTCGATATCCGTTGCGCTCATAGAATCCGGCGAGTCGCTCGGGCATATTGTGATGCATGTAGGCCATGCTGATTCGGGTGGCTTTATGATCGCGTGCCCAATCTTCGAATGCCGCAAGAAGCGCTGTCCCAGCTCCCTTCGGCGCGCCCGGCCACACGTACCAGAAGAGTTCCGTCGCGCACGGCTCGCCGTCGAAGACGTTTTCATAAACTATCCCCGCTATCGCCCCCTTCAGCTCCCACTTCTCGTGCAAGCACAGCACTATTCCCAGGCCAGCCTGCATGAATTCCTTCATCTTCCGTGTGAACACGCTCGCCCGGAACTTCATCACGTTGTTCCCGTACAGCTCCGCGAAGCGGTAGCCCATCTCCCCCAGCTGCTCGAGGTCGTGGGGCAAAGCGGTCGAGATCGAGAAGCTCCTCTCTAAGGATTCCGAAGACGTGGTAGTCTCTGTAGATTCCATCGCGTAGATGCGCCTTTCTTATGATTCCTTCGAGCTTGAAGCCAAGCCGCGTGACGAGCTTGAGTCCCGTCTTGTTATCCTCCGGGATCTGAGCGGTGAGTCGACGTAGTTGGCCTCGGAACATGAAGTCGGCCATCGCAGATTTGAGCAGGTCCTCACGTCCCCGCAGACGCCGGTCAAACATGACGAGATGCATGCTTGCGTCCAGCCATGGGCGCACGTTTGTTGCAGAAGCAAGACCAATGGTCTCGTCACCTTGTAGGAATTCATAGAATTGATTGTACGGGGCCATCAGCCCGTTCTTGAACTCCTCGAACGTGCGTGGGATGATGTCGTCGAAAGCTTGCGGGTACTTGGAGAAGTTCTCCCACAAGTGCTCCAGCTTCCCCTTAGTTAAGATTAGGGGGCGGAAGGTTAGCGTCGGGAGGGTTGAGTGCTCTGATGGTGGGGAAGAACTCTCCGCTTGGGACGTAGACATCCGTGTAGGCCCTCACACTCGGCGTGGCAACACCATTCTCCTTGGGGTAGAAGAATCGGTAGCGTCGAATGTTCGATGTGATATTCATGTCGGTAAACTCGAAGCCCCAATGCTCGTTAATGGGCTTGATCGTCTCGACGTATGGAAACGAGTTCCCCCGGTCTATACTTATCTCGAGGTTAAACGGGGCTTCGAGGCCCGCCAGGATCGGTAGGTCCTTGAAGACGAGCACACGCTCGAGCGTCCCGTTCAACAAACCGGTGGGCGCGTAGTACATGTCCGGCGTGTCCCAAAACATGTCCATCCCCCCATCAGTCGGGCGGTCGAGCCAGTCGCCCTTCACGCGCTCGTCGATCATGAAATATTAGTTCCCGGAGGCCGCCATAAGCACCGGGTAGTTCACTGTATAGTTGTCACCATCCCACCCCGCGCTAGACATAGAGCCAGGTAGAATCTGCTCGAACAACGCGCTCAACCCCGTGAACACATCGTGGGTCCACGCGTTCCTGAAGTAGTCATAGATGAGCACGTTATAAGTCCCGCCCACCGGGTCGGGTATCACGAGCCAATACTCTTTGAAGCCCATAAATGCCGCGGCGAATGGAATGCTCTGCCACCCACTCGAGCCCGCGAAGTTGAGTACCTGGCGCACGTACGAATGAATTGGGGAACCGATCGGATCAAGATTCGAACCATCCCACGCGTAGATGTTGAAGTCGTTGCCCACAAAGATGTGAAATTGGCCCACCGACGCTAGGCTCCAAGGTAGCATGCACCCGATTCCAAAGACTCGGTTCTCGGGCAGGAACTGAGTCAGAGCGTCGCCCGTGGCGTTGAGGTCTGTGATCGACGAGTTGCGATACACCACGAGTCGATCGTTCAGCACTTTCATGCCCGTGATGGGTTCGACGATTCCATCATACAGATCCAGGAAGCCACCCGCCACAGTCCCGTCGCCCTGAATACCCATGTTCCAGTTCCTGTAATCACCCTCGGCGCTCCAACGTATCCGATTGGGCATCGGGCCACTGCTAGCGTTGTTGCCAACTGGAATGCTTATAGGATCAGCCAATATGTTCGCGCAAAAAAGGTGGTTCTTGAAGTACGCTAGGTAGCACCCGGTGGGCGTCGGTGCGAATTGACCAAGGTTGTAGTCGTTGATGGACCTTAAACTTAGCCTAGATATCTGAGATGCCCTCGCGATAAAGAGCTGCTCCTCGCCCATCGCCCAGCTAAACCGAAGGTCCTGCAGGGAGGTCACTTGTAACAAGCCCAGGAGCGTGAACTTGAATGTCGTTGGGTTGTACAGCGCGGCGTACCCGTTGCTTAGGGAGCTAGCTCCAAGCGCAATGATGTGGCGGTTGCCATTCGCATCGAAGTGGGTCGCAAAGTCCATGATCGAACCCGACAAACCTTGGTCCAGAACAACCGAGCGACCTGGCGACCGAAGGACCTTGCCGAAGCGAAAGCGTACGTTCTGGCACCAGGGCGTGTATTGGGGCGCTATCGCATCGCCAGGCGCACTGGTCCAGAGACCACTCGTTGGGACAACAGTTCGGTTTATAGCCTGTTGTGCCATGTGTTAGCCGGAGGTTGGTGGTGGGGTTGGGAGGCCGCGTCGGCGCTGGCACGCGCCTTCAATCATTTGAAACGTACACCGATGGTTGACTCATAGTTATCTTCTTCGAGCGTCAAGAGATCCTGTCGGCTTAACACGTCCGCATCGACTGCTTGACCATATCCCATGCCTTCTTCGAAGCGCTG